GATTTATGTGAATTGTGTTTCCTGCTGTGACTAAACTTCCCGTTGTTACGAGATTATTCGCACTAAGACTTACATCTCCTGTAACAACTAAATCAGTATCAAGTACTAATTCCCCCGCAGTTGTTCCCTCATCATATAATACTAATCTCTTTGCTCCAAACCCTAAATTACCATCTTGGTCATACGTCAAAAAGTAATATTCAGTTTCAACAATATTAGACCAAGCTTGTATCGCCATGTGAGAAAGAGGATTTATGTGAATTATGTTTTCTGCTGTGACTAAACTTCCCGTTGTTACGAGATTATTCGCACCAAGGCTAATCTGGCCGTCGCTAAACGCCATCGTGGAGTTTGTGCCGTTGATGTTAAATGTCCATGTAAAGTCCGCACCACTTCCCCATGTGGCGGAGCCATAAAGAGCAGGACTAAACATAGGCTGAATTATCATGCTTCCTCTTTCTCATCATCGAGCATATCAAGCTCACCGTCATCGGGCCTGGGACTCAGTAACCCAGATACCTCGATTGTGCCATCCTTCTGGTTCCGGATGTCATAACTGGCCCTGAAGCCAAAATACAGGCCGAGCAGCATCACACCAACACCGGACACCACGCCGAGTAAGAAATAGATTATGGGGACGTACTGAGTCATAGTTTCAGATCCTCCAGCAGCTCGTCACAGTATGCGGAGGTCAACTCGTCGCTACGACCCGGCACCTCGGGCAATACTCCGGAGATAATCATCCCCTTGAAATGCTGCACCAACACGCCCAGCGACATGGCATGTTGGGCAGTGATGACCACAGAATCAACCTCACCGTAATCGTGGGCCTCGGGGTTGCCAGTAGTCTCAGGTTCCTTTGGCCGATACCTCAAACTCTCTAATTTCTTCGTATCCATTGTCTTGTCTCCTTCTTCTATTCAAACTCGTCCATATCAGAATACGTTAAGTCATCGTTGTCACCGTCCATCTCATCATCATCGTCACCGCTCTGGCCGGCAACGGCGAAGCTCGCTTTCTTGGCCGGCTTCTCATCCAGCAGGCTCAGATCGTCGTTGAATGGGCACCTCTGATGGAGCTGGATCAACCCAGCCAACATAATTACACAATCATCGTGCTGGCCCTTATTCGCCCCTGGCTTACCTTGTGAGTTCCAGATAAACGTCCTCATCTCCTCAATCACCCGGATATCATAGACCATGATCTCGTTGTCTTTGGCTACCTGCACCAGATCAGCGATCATCGGCTTGCGGGTTGCTATCGTCGTCTTCCACCCGAGCTTTTTGGAATCCTCCCGGACAACCTCATCCTCCCTCTTCTCCCGGCAATAGATGTACGGGTAGTCAGCACGTTTGAACGCATCAAGCACACTTTGACCGATACTGTTCATCTCCGGTGAGGCCCATGCCATGTTGTAATACTCACAAGCCAGAATGAACTGATCGGCGTACTCGATAGTGTCTGGCCGGCCATAATAGACTATCGGAACATCGTGTCGGTCCCTGTCCATCAACCCGGCCACAGATCTATCCGAAGCAGACTTCTCATTGCCCGGATCGGACAGCACTCCCTCCGCCACGTCACCAAAACCCACATAGCTGTGGTTCCCGTCCGGCCATCGCCACACACTCCAACAGTTATTGCGTCGGCTTGTCTCGCGGTACTTGACAACACCGCCGACAAGTTTGGCGTATCCATCAACCTTGGTAGCGACGCCACCGTCCCTGTAAAACTCTATGTTGGCAATAGGCGGCTTACAGTTTACCTCCATAGCATCGAGCCACTCGGCCCTGAACACCATACGCCCAGTAGCAAGCTCAGCCTCCCTGGCCGTTCGCGGATACTCTTGCTTGAACAGATCAATATCACCTCCACACTTGTTCTGGACCTTGAGCAATGCGAAGTATATCTGTTCCGGAGACAACGTAATGCCCATCCCCAAACCTTCTCGGACATAGTCACGCATCTGCTCATTCATGCCAGGCACATGATCGTTAGATCCCAGAGGCAGCTCTGTCTGGTACTCCGGGAAGTCCTGCCAACTCAGAAAGATAGGAAGGTCGCCCCGGAGCACGGTCGGGTCAATCACCTTGTTACCCTGTGCGTCACGTTTATACAGATCCCGCAACCGTGTCACCGCAGCCCAGTATCGCCGAGAGAATACATTCCCAGTGCCATTGGCTGTTGTTTCCAGGACCATCATCGTATCCGGGAGATCAGGTACCTCCTGGGATAGTGACAATAGCTGCCGTTCAGCATTGGCCCAGAAGCAGACCTCGGTGGCATGAACGCCCTTGGTTGTTCCACCCCGGCCAAGCACTTTCTTGCCGGCAGTCTGACAAAGCATCGAGGACCGGTGTGGAGCTTTGTACCGGATTTCTTTGGCGCTGGCCCGGTCGGTTGGTATCTTTACCGGTATCTCAGACTGGAATGTTTCACACATCCGGAATACCTTGGCCGTCGCGTCATCGTCAACCGACACCACACACGCATGATAATTCTCGTTACGGTTGATCTTTTCGAATAGACACGCTTCGATGTAAGTGCTTATCCCTTCCTGCCTGGCTTTATATATCAAGAGCTGAACAGGAAGGCCATGCTTGATCTGAAGCTTCATCGCCTGGTTGACCTTGAGCTGGGCGATGTTGTGAGCCAAAGGTACCAGCTCAGATTCTTTGTTGATAATCATTAGGTTCTCGGCTTGCCAGCCCAGGGAGCCTTCGGTGTAGATCTCGATCTCTTTAGCTGTGGCCGGCCTGGTCGTAGTGGTTGTCATGATCCCGAGCCCCCCTCGATCGAACGCATGTCTAATCCAGTGCCAGCCTCCTTCTCGGCTTCAAGCCGACGCTGTATCTCTTCGACAGTGAGAGGTGGTCCCTTCCGGGTTTCGACTGTCTGCAATATCTCAGACTTGTCGCTCCAACCGGCTCTATTCTTTAGCCAGATGAAAGCCGCTGCGGTATCCGGGGGATAATACTTCTTGATGTTCTTGGTTTTCCATGTTCCGGAGTCAGTGTCAAAATGTACCTTGGTCTCCGGAATACAGAGGCCCGTCGCCCGGTCATAAAGGCTTTGGGCTACCTTGGAATCAGCAATCTCCTTGCCGGCTTTTAAGGCCTCTAAGAACTCTGGGTGGTTGATCTTCCAGTTATTGACTGTGGCCTCACAAACTTCGAAGAATCGAGCAAGGTCCTTGTCTGTGGCTTTGAGGAGGCAAAACTTATACGCCATATCGACGTACTCTGGGCGATACTTGGTGGGTTGTCCCCCTGCATGGCGGGGATTATTGTTTTCATCTTCTTCTCCCATGCCCTTATTATCGGCGATTTTTGTGATTTAACCAACGATTCCATCCAATTCCGCGAGAACTAGGTCGGCGGTTCTTTTTTCGGCCTGGCTCAAAAAAACTAAAACTTTGTCGGCAAGGGGTGCATTTTGCCCGTTCTTTTTAAGAGCACTTGCAACCTGTCTAGTAAGCTTGAAGGTGAGCACAACCCCCATTACAGGTTGTTTCTCGTCGGTTTCGTTAATTATCTCCAGGAGGTTTTTGTTTGTTGTCTGCATCAGGTCCAAGGCTCGCTGGACCCCTGGACATTTTGCTTCGCTGGCGAGAAAACCCAGACGAAAAAAATCTCTATTTTCCGGGGAGATCACCCGATTTTTACGTTTTTTCTTCATTTTTAGTACTCCTGGTTAATCTCGACGACGTCGATCGCGGTTATACATTCCTTTGCCCACGTTATTGATATGCTGTTCTGGTCAGCATCATTGACCCTGCCCTTGACATGCACAAAGCTTCCAGTTATGTCTTTCCATTCCCCGATTGTTTGTAGGGCATCGGCCCGCGATGTGATCAGCCGCCATGCACCATTGGTGGCCGACCACACCGTGAGCTTTATCCTGTCCTTGCCCTGTGACATCAGATCTCTTCCCGTAGTGCTTCGGGCGTTGTGTCATCGTCATCGTCATCGTCGAGATCATCGTCCTCTTTTGCCAACCCGGGATATGTCTCGTCCTCTTCGGCTAGTTCTTCTTGGAGAGGTGTTTGGCCGATGGTACTTTTAACCATCCCCGCCATAAACTCCAGAGCCGCCAGTGTCACCACGTTCGACCGTGCCAGGGAACAGCCCAACAATACTTTTTCGAGTTCCTTGAGCTGCTTGGTTGTGATCTGCATAATCCCCTCCCTGGCTTCGGACAGAGGAAGTGCGTCCATCTCTGCAAGAAACTCTATGTGGCTCTTGATGGCGTCGGTGACATGAACCACATCGCCCGCCTTCAAGGCATGCTGAGCCTGAAGGTGTCGCATCATCACGAACGAGTCACGTCGCATCATCTCGTCCTCGCCGACCGCTTCTGTCTCGATCTCCAGTGGTGTTTTTTCCTGTTTTGCCGCCTCGTCGCGGAACGTGTTGGTCAATTCTCCATTGTTTTCCATACTCGACATCCTTTCTCTTTGTGCCGCCTGCATCTTTGGCAAGCAGCAGCGTTTCAGCTTGCGACCCGATCCACATAGACAGGGTTCGTTGCGTCCTACGTCAATCATTTTGCCATCGCTGGCTCTTGTTACTTTCATGTTCTCAGTCTCTTCACTTTATTCTTATCGGTTTGCTTATTGGTACTTTTAAGCAATTATCTATCGCGGAAGCCCACATCCACGGTGGCATACGATTAATTGCCATAAGCCCATCCCAAAGGTCGTGTTCCAACATTCTCTTAGCCTGTAGCTCAGTACAGTGCGGCTCCTTTGTAAACTTCGGAGTATAGCTAGGAAAGATTTTACGAACAAACCTGTGCAACCTCAACCCGCATAGGAATAATTCCAGTACCCCCGGTATGCCATTCTCGTAATCATCGCCTTTGTGCTCCATCCAAAAATTAAAATCTCTGTCTATAAAACCCGTTCCCCGGTGAAAGTCTAATTTCCGGACATAAACCTCGCCATCGTAATTAGGGAGCCAACTTGCCATTGGATTCATCTGGACGCCCTTCTTACCTGCCCACTTATTGATCGTCGTAGATTCCTGAACATGATCCCAGTCGCCCTCGACACGCTGATAGACCCCCGCGACATGGGTCAGCTTCCACTCTTCCCCACACTCTTCCCCTATTGTCGTCAATCGCTGAAACGTCTGGATCCGCCTGCTCATCTTTGAGTTGCCGGCACACAGCACAATGTCCATGCCCTGTAATCCCAAATCTCTCCAATCGTATATTCTGTCCATGCTAAAACCACCTTTCGAAGCTATAAAACTTCGTATCCAGGTTACCCAGCGCCTCTGCCCTGGTCACCCCTGGTATTTCCTGCAGGATCATCTGTCCGGTTGGCGTTCCGTGGGTGAGGATTTCGACCACTGCCAGCTTGGTTGGATTCTGGATATTATTTGCCAGCAACTCCCAGTCGATCTCGGGTCGTTTTCTGTAATTTCCCTGCGTTCCTTCAAGACCAAGGAAGTCTAGAACAATGCGTACAGATTGTCGGAAAGATTCGGAGCCAAGTCGCAGGTCCGCCCCTTTTTTAATCGGAGTTTTCTTGTCGGTTATTTTCACGTTTTTACCTGTGCTGGCCCTGGCCCACATCTATTTTAGTTGATACCCCTACTAATGTAATTTCTTTACATTCCCTTTATATATATATATATTTATTTTACTTGCTATCTTATTAGAATGTATATGGACCAGTGGGCCGGCACGTCATAACTCCTTTATTTCCGGATAGTTAACCCGGCCCAGATCCCTCGAAGTTACCCAGACCAGTTCTGGCCCTTTGGTCCTCAACCCGGGCCGCAATTAATTCTTCTTTTATGTCGATTCCACGCCAGCAGTGTGGCCGGCTGGAAACTTTGATCCAGTGGCCCACACTTCCATACCTCTGGCCCACACTTCCATACCTCTGGCCCACATAGTGTCTGTCCTCCAGCCACTCTATTTCGTTTGGCTGCAATCTCATTCTCACCCTTTTTATCCCTTCGATCGCCGAGAAGAACCTAACCTTGAAGGCATGTGCCGAAGGCACCTCGTGTTTGTACTTTTCGCACCAATCCTTGTAATATAACCAAACTATATCTGTCGGGATTATATTGTTATTGAACTCACAACAATCGTTCGCAAAAGCCGTATAAGGCGAAGTCATCTCGGCGTATTCCTGTGAGAGTGAGGCACTTTTAGGGTGCTCGATAATAGAGTCCGAAGCGGCCAGCACCAGGTTCAGGATACCAGGCAATTCATTGGCAATAATCGCCTTCTCAATACCTGGGTTCTCGTGTCCGAAAAATGACTGAGTTGTCTGGAGGAAGGTAAACCGTGAGGCCAGTGCTCCGGTAGAGTCCTTCAGGTCTGCTGGCTCGTTGGCGATCATCAAGAGATTGAGTCGCATCGCCGGCAGGTCTATCGTGTCACGCCCCTTGGGATTGACAGTGACATTGTCCTGGCCGGACAAGTTCTTGAGTGCCTCCACCGCCTTCGCTATGTCGCCTGTGTGCCCCGTAACCGACGCATCCCACATTATGCCGAGCTGCTTGTTCATAAGCCCATAGAGGCCGTGGTTGCCTGACAGAGTGGCTATTGTGACCGCCGAGACGTTTGCCTGGCCGATCAGAGCACAGGTAACACGCCCGATAGTACCCTTACCAGTGCGCTTCTTGCCTATTAGGGCACATATCTTGTGCGGGTTGACGATCCGGAGTAGCCACCGCTTCATCCATGAATGGATAACGTCCTGGGCGATCTCGTCCGGGACAGCGACGTCGTCCTCTGTGAAGTAGAAGGACAGGCACTTGTTCAGCCATAGCGATGCTTTCCTGGTTGGATCGTACTCGATAGGCAGGTAATTGAAGGTGTAGAAGTCGGGTGTGAACGGCCTTAATATGGGCTTTTTTGTGTTCGACAGGTCTAACAACCCATTCTTGACGGCTATTGTTGTTTCCGGGTCAATACCCGGACTGAAGGAATAAATCGCCTTATGGCTGGGTAGGATATGGACGTTCTTCTGGGCTGCAAGGGCATCCATGACATCCTTGACAAATGACCTTGTTTGCTTAAGCATTTCTATTTCGGTGCTCTTTTTTTTGTGTACCTGTACGCCGCAATTGCAAATAAACTTGCGGATATGCAATTCAATTTCCCTGTTGTCTCTTACCTGCTGATATTTATTGTCAGAATAAATGCTGTACCCGTCGATACTGTTATAATGGTGGGTAACTGGCGACAACTCTTCAAATTTTGCGGCTACCGTGCTTGGCCTTGAGTCTTTAACCATCACAATGTTCAGATCCGAAGGGTCATCGGTTTTTTCCGGAGGGATAAATTCCTCCGCATTGTCGATCAGCTTTTGAAACGCCAGCTTCCTTGCTTCTGTAATCATGTTATTATCCCATCAATCTCAATTGTCCGCCGCCTCCAGCGTGCTTGCTTACATTGCACCGTAGATGAGCAGCCTGTAGGTTAATCGCTGCATCTGCTACAGATAGTCAAGCAAAACTTTTATTTCCCGTTTGTAAAATAGCGTAATTCTTGCGATGCCCTTGTGATCGCCGTGTATCTCCATCGCTTTGCTTCCCATAATCTGGAGCATTGTTCATCGATCACGACAACTCGGTCCCACTCGCTACCTTGTGATTTGTGGCATGTAATGCAATATCCATAATCTGCAAGGACGATATCGTCTCTATTCCAATTACTTATCGGTTTGGTATTGAATTGTTGGTTAAAAAGGGACAGTTCGATGTTTTGGTCATCGTCGGTGACACAGATGGCCGTGGTCTTGATAGGTCCGGCGTTGACAATGTTCTTAATGGTGAGTATCTGCCCATTAAACACCCCTTTCCGGTTGTTATTGCGTAACACAATGACCTTCTCGCCCGGGTTGAGCAGGCCAGTGTACCCGTAAACCTCCCTGTATTTCCGGTTGACCCTGATCCTGGTCCGGTTAAACGCACAGATCATTATATCCGCCCACTTGAGATCTGCAACTGTTGGCTTGTCATGGTGTATTGCAACATCTGGGTAAACGTCACACTTGTCGTACCATCCCTTGCGTATGTCCGTCGCAAACTGGATGATCCCGTTACCCTCTGCCTGGCGGTGTATCTGTTCGAGCACGACATCGGCCTTGTGCATCAGCCGTGGGTCTTGCCCCACCGGCTCAAGCTGACCGGGATCTCCCAACAGTAGTACTGGCCGGCCAAAAGACATCAGGTCGCCCCACAATTTCCCGGAGATCATGGATCCTTCGTCGATTAAGAACCAGTCACCCTCTACGTCATCCTTCAGTTCCCACTGTAGCCGCTTCTTGGCGTCTTTGGTCGCGTACTCGTAGATAGTCCGGTGGATGGTGATCGCCCCCCCCATGCCTTTTTGACGGAGCCTGTAAGCCGCCTTGCCAGTGAACGCACAGGGGAGGCACCCCGGCAACTTCTCGGCGATATGCCTCGCCACCGTTGTTTTTCCCGTGCCAGCGTAGCCACCGATCTTGTAGATGGCCCCGTCGCCCTTGCCGATGGCCTCGATGGCTTTGTCAACCGCCGCTTGTTGTTCGTCTGTTAGTGTTGCAAGTTCAATCATTGTGTCAGTCCTTCTTCTTTCCCCATCTCACAAGTACATTATCTGTCTTTTGGCATTTCGGGCAGGGTAGCTTTTTGCCTTTCACCGTACCGTACCACTGCGTAGTACATATTGTGCAATAGAACGGGTAAAATGTTTTCGTCCATATTACTTTCAAAACAAACCTGGTTCTCTCGGCTTTTTATTGACCAGTAAAACCTCGACATTTTTCTTTGATTTACCTGGGGCGGGTGACTTCTTGCCCTTTGTCGCGTTTCGCAACGATTGTCTGGTCGTCGAAAAATACGGTCTATACCACCCGGGATACAGGACCTCTAATTTTGGATGATCGTAATAACTTACAATTATCTTGGTGTGTTTGAACCTGCCCAACAGCTCCGCCAGTCGTTCGTGGTCGGCGTCTTCGAAGTCATGGATATACTTTCCATTTTTATCAAAATACGGTGGATCGACATAGATCACTGCTGCAGGCTCGTCTCTGATATTCTCAAGTAACCAAAACGCATCCTTCTGTATTATCATCACATTTTGTAACCGCTTATGCCAGGCCGGCATTGAACTAACCACGTTTGCCCAGCGGGTAGCCCCTTGGCCTCCACCAACACACCATCTCAAAGCAAACTGATAATTACACCTCTGGGTCCCGGATACCCCGTTGATTCCCATCCATGAAGTAACAAAAAAGTCATAAGCTCTACCGATATCGGGTTCTGTATTGTCTTTACTATTAGATATCCATCGTTCCTTTGATTCCCTAAAAAATCTCTCTGAACACAACGTCCGGCTTAGCTTGTCGTACAGTCGAAATGCAAGATCTTTGTCTTGGATTACTCTGGCAAGATTGATTAGATCTCCGTTCAGATCATTGACCGTCTCTAGTTGACAGGGAGGCTTTTTCATAAGCACTGCCATTGATCCACAAAACGGCTCCCAGTATGCTTTATGCGAACCGATCAGATCCACGATCACCGGCGCCAGATTCCGCTTTGCCCCAAACCACGGTACCAACGTTTTTATTTTCATATTTGCCAGTAAATCCATTTACTCACTTCTCATTCAAAAAGTCCCACAGATCCTTGCCCCCGGTCGGCGTCATCTTATACGGCAGCGTCACTATTCTTACCTCCTTCGCTACCCTGCTGATCGCGACAGCCCGCTTCTGTGCACACTCCATACCTGGCTTGTCTGCGTCTGGCACAATATAGACGATCTTACCTTTGAAGAGAGGAAGCCACTCATCTTTCCAGCCGGTCCCCCCGGTGTTAGCTATTGCAACGAAACCAGCCTCGATCGCCGCCAGTGCATCTCTCCAGCCTTCTGCGAACACTATAGAATCAGAGGCCTCCGCAACGGCTAATCCCATAAGCCCCCAGTTACCCAGCATCGGGTATTTCTGAGGTCCTTGCTTCGTCTTGATCAGCTCACCGTCCAGATGTACTCTCAGGAAGCCCACAGCCCTCGCCTGTCCCGGCTTTCGTCCGGGGAGGAACATTATAGGATCTTTGACGTGGACGTAAGGACTGAAGCTCAGGAGAGCCTCCGCGGCTATCCCCTTCGCCTTGCATACCCGGGCGATCTCGCTGGCGGCTGGCTTCCTCAGCTTGTCACGGAGCCACGACAGATCCTTGGGCTTTGCCGGTGGTCTCTCTGTCCTGGTCCCGTCAGCCAGGCCGAACTCGCTTAGAAGGGTCATTATCTCTTTGGGAGTCGCGTCTGGCCTGTAGTGCTTGACAAGCTGGTACGGGTTACCGGACGCTCCACAAACAAAACACTTCCATATCCCGACCTCTTTATCCACACCGCAATGCAGCTCCTTGCTACACGCTGGACAAGTGACAAGGTAATCTTTACCCTCTGGCTTTGGGGACAAGTTCAAGTTGTTTAGCAGGCTTTCTACTGACATACTTATATTCCTAATACAACTTTATGTTTTCTGTAATTCGTTCTGTTATACTCACTGTGACACTCCCTGCAGTGCCTTACTTTTTCGTAAGCTGACGGTCACTTGTAACAGATTAAGCAGATTGCACGCATAATAAATATGTCTCAAATTCCTCAAAGTTTGTTATTACGGCGGCTGCACCACCAGCTTTTCTTATGAGATTTAGTTGCTCTACCTGGATCGCTGACAGGCAATCTTTTCCCTCTTTGATTTCAATGGCACAGAAACGCCCACCGACGCAGCACAGTATGTCCGGGCAGCCACGTTCGTTGGCGACCTCTACCTTGATCACCCAGACACCAGGCATTTTACGCAGGCGGTTCAGTACTTTGGACTGTAGGGACATTCAGAGTCTCCTTCAGGGCTTCTAAATAATCTATTGGCTTGTGTAGGGACTTTGCATATTCTATTTCTTTTCGGGTACTTTTGCCGATGTACCCGTCCACATTCAAAACAAAAACTTCGTCTGCAAGGTCTATTTTCCGCAAGTGGAGTTCGTCCAGCTTGTTGGCGACATCCTTCCCCAGAGCCTCCCCGCCGTGGTCTTTTGCGTGCTTGCAGACTCCAATTGAAAGGACTATGTATCCCTTGAGTGTGAATCGCCACCCGGCGTCAAAAAAGGCTTCCATAAACCTCGTTGATCCGCAAAGACATACGATATGAGGTGTGCTTGCTGGAACGGACCTTGTTTTGTAATACTCAAGGTCGGCGATGAGTTGCTTTGTTGCCTTGCCTTGTTCTTCGGCATCACACTTAAGGCATCCACTAAAAACATTCAGAGGATAGTTGTGTTTTTTGCAATAATCGCTCATCCTTCACCGCCTTTCAATTCCATTTTTTACCCCTCAAATAACGAATCTACTTCAGGGTAATCTTTTCTTACAATGTCCGCACACCTGGCCAACGTTTTTTGTCGAGCAGCAGCAGCAGTAGCAGCAGCATAAGCAGCAGCAGCAGCATAAGCAGCAGCAGCAGCATCAGCATCAGCAGCAGCAGCAGCAGCAGCATCATAAGCAGCAGCAGCAGCATAAGCAGCAGCAGCAGCATCAGCATAAGCAGCAGCAGCAGCATCAGCAGCATCAGCAGCATCAGCAGCATCAGCAGCATCAGCAGCAGCAGCAGCAGCAGCCTTGACCTGTTTTAGTGTTGCCCCTTCGTCCCTTGCCCAATTCTCGGCGGTCTCTATTGCTTCAAGGGGACGTTTTTCGTCCTTTGGGACATATTTTAGTGCGAGTCTGGCACACTTACATGCCGTTAAAACCATCTTTTTTCGTTTCTCACTACCAGGTCCGCCGCTTAATTTGCCTATGAGCCATAACATCCAGTCGCCTCGATTGCAATCGCCCCAGAGTTCTTGAGATGTTTTGTACTCAAGTGTTGCCCTTACCGCCGCACCACAAGCCCTTAATTCTTTGATTTTTTTGATGTAGGTGTTTATTTTCATGATCTCCTTTACGCCTTTCTTAAATTCTGTCTGGGTCGCCCTTTGCTAATCTTCCACACAAATCAGCATCATTTTCTTTTTTCCCGGGATACTCTGCCACCCCATGTTCGTCCCATACAGCCCTGCCACGCAGAACGTCTATAACTTCAACAATGAAACCGTCGGCCACATCATATATCTGCCCAAGGGCAATGTTGGCAGCGGCAAGTTTGGTTTTGAGTTTGTCACGTTGTATCGCAGTTTCACCGATAACTAGAAGATACTTTCTGTTCTCGGCTTGGAGTTCTTCAATTTTTGTCCAAAGATATTTGGTCGCTTTTTCTAAGCATTGGTCCCGACAATCAGGGCATAAATCTCTTGGCACACATCCTGTTCTGAAAATTTTGTTCTCGGCCTGGAGTTGGTCTATCTCAACTAATGCTTTTTCTGCATTGCTGTGAACTACATCGCTGGCCGATATGTTATATTTTAGTATGTCTTCAAGTATTTTCTTTGTTTCTAACATTACACACCACCTTTCAAATACCCCAGCACTTCTCTTGACAGATCGCCCTTCTTGGAAACGGCGTTATAGATCATCTTGTCAACCGTGTTGCGAGCGATTAAGAAATAGTAAGTACACTTTTTGCCCTGGCCGATACGATGGATCCTGTCCTCTGATTGCTTCTGAAGTTCGTAGCTGTAGTTCATTGAGAAATATATCGCATAAGAGCAGTTGGTGAATGTTAAGCCGTGAGCCGCACTCTGGGGGTTGGCGACAAGCACTTGCGAGAAGCCTCTCTGGAAAGTCTTAATAACGATGTCACGTTCTTGGGTTTCGCTCCATAGTCCCTGAGCAATATAGCCCTCTGACGCCAACATATCTAATATCGTCCGTATCTCATGCTTGAAGTTGGCCCACACAATAACCTGCTGGTTCCCGATCTCTTCGAGCAGCTCCTTCAGCTCCTTCAACTTGGATGTCCCGATAGTGTGCGTCGAAGTCTCGCCGTAACAGAAACCACTGGAAAGCTGTCGAAGCTTCATCACTTCGACCAGGGCCGACGATGCAAGTATCGTCTCGTCCTTTAACTTGAGCACCAGGTCATCCTTTAGCTCGTCATAGGCTTTACGTTCCGGAACCGACAGCTCAACGCTCCGTATCTCGCGTACCTGCTCTGGAAGGTCAACCGCATCGGCTTTAGCCACCACGTCCGTCACTGGCAGCATCTTCGCTACAAACTCATTGTGTGTCGCTCTCCGGAAGTTCCACTTCTTCTGGCCGGTCCGTCCTATCGGAATCGAGTAGAAGTATCGGGACCTGAACGCATAGAAGTTATCATTGTAACACTCATTGCCCCGCCCGGTGATGAACTTGATCTGTGCCCAGTACTCACCCTTGTTATTCGGTGCAGGGGTTCCTGACATGACGTAACGATAGGGTACGGTATATGTGACCGGGTACCGTACCCTACTCTTCGCCCGGGTGGTGATACCAGCCATCGCCAACAAGCCCCGGGTGATCTGGCTGGTTGGGTTCTTCATCTTCGACGACTCATCCACGATCAAGACGCCGAACCGCTTGGCCTGTATGTCCAGCCACAAGCTCTTGAACGTCTCGTAGTTAGCCACATAGATGTCGTGGTCCTCTTTCAGCCGCTTACGTCGTTCCAGTGGCTTACTGGACCACAGTGACACGATAGACAGGTCCGGGGTGAACTTCTTACAGTCCTGTATCCATGCAGCGTCCAAGATGCTCAAAGGTGCAACGACTAAAGCTGGACCTATACCTTGTGATTTGTAATACTGAATCACCTTGAGCATCGCCAACGTTTTTCCAACTCCACATTCCCAGAAAAAAGCAAGGCTTCCTTGCTTCCCAATTTCTATTCCTTTTTCTTGATGTTTATATAACTTATACATGTTTCCAAGCCCTTCGTGCAACAATGTTGCTTACATGTCCTTTAGTGACCTTGAACATTGTAGCAATTGTCAAGAATTATCTTACTCGTTGTCACCCGCTTTGTCCTTGACCTGGACCAGCTCATCTCTCGGCATGACGGAGACAGTGATCCCACCGAACTCGAACTTGATTTGACCAGTTGCCAGCGGTTGCAGGTTTTCCTCTTTCACCAGCTTGAGGATAACCTTTTTTTGTTCGATTTCCTTGTCCAAGGCCTCGATGCGAGCTTGTTGATATTTCTTGTAAAGCCTCACCGCCTCCACGATAGCTTTACCCTGTTTTGGGCGAACGTCGAACATTTCGAGTTGCTCGCCAGCCTCAGTTGACCTGCTCGTCCTGTCCTTCTTCTTTGCTTTTGCTTCCTTCTTTTTCGTCCTGTCCTTCTTCTTTGCTTTTGCTTCCTTCTTTTTTGTCATGATCATCTTCTTTGCTTTTGCTTCCTTCTTTTTTGTCATGATCATCTCCTTTGCTTTTTTCCATTCTCGCTTTAACCTTCTCCTAGTACGCCACGGTGCTGGGTTGTCATTTCCAAACCTCCACTGTCAAATACTGCCGTCCCCACTCCAGAGCTTCCTGGTGTGTAGGGAAGAACACGTCAAGTTTATTGCCGGTGATGGCCCCGCCCCTGTCCAACACTGGTGCTGCACCATATCCCGGAATGTCAATAACCGTCCCGAATGGATAGTTACTGGGTGCTGCCATGAACTTGTCACCGGAATGAATCACATGACCAGAGGCGGTTACTCCGTTTGCCCACCTACCACAACACTTCTCACACGGACAATACGCACTGACATTAGCGTCCAGCAATAATGGGGCATCCACTGCCCCGGTGTCCTCCGTGACAGGTGACTCCGTCACCTCTTTTCTGGTACCGAAGATGATTGCGATTGTAGTCAAGAAAATCAACAGGTAAGATAACAATCGTATGGTTTCTTTGTCAGTCATACTGAGTATCCTTTTTTCTGGTTATCAAAATATATGCGTGGCAGTTAGCCTACCCGTTTTGATGCGTCATTGGCAGGGTATATTTATTGGCAATTAAAAGCCTGATCAGGACTTAGCGTTTCACACACGCCACTACCACGCATTAACTTATAAAAGTTTTTCCTGTGATAACCCGCACAGGAAAACGGGCATAGTTGTTTGGTCGCAGCACAATAAATTAGCGGAGGAGGGACTCGAACCCCCAACCTCATGGTTATGAGCCATGCAAGCTGCCAATTGCTCTACCCCGCTATAAGGTGGGGCCTGTTTCTCAACGGTCCCCAAGATAAGCTATTGACTTACCGTATCATAGAACACCTCCTATCTGTTCGTCCTGATTTAGCAGGATTCGTTCCTTGAAGTCCCCGGTGCTATTAAGGTGGGTCACCCCTTGGGCAAAAGTGCCTTATAACCACGTTCTTTTATCATAAAAAGTTTGTTCGGTCTGATTGTTATAGGTATATGGCAGAAAAACTTCCAAAAATTCGACCTGTGCAAGTTCTATCATCGCCATTTGTGCCTCTACCCAGTCCAGTAAGATCTTCCATGCCGTCCGTTCGGCTTGCTGTGTAACTTTCTTTCTTGTCTCCGACGTGGCTCTCGGCCTCAGATTAGCTCGTAATACTTTTTCACATTCAGCAACCCTTGCCGGCAACTTGAAGGATATATCGTTTCCGTTCAGCGGAATAATGAAAAAGATAGATGTTACACGCTGAGTATCATCGTACAACTTGAGAATTTGCTTAGCCCCGTTCTGAGTCAGCTTCGTCTCGATATATGCTATCGAACGTGATACCGGAAAAGTAGATGTATAGTTTTTGAGTGGCATAATTTTGTCCTTTTTCTTTTCACAATATAAAGCCAGGCCGACCTCAGCCACCTGCGGCCGACCTGACTTCGGAGGAGGGCGCTGGACTATATTGGTATATTGTCACCGACGTTGTCGTCAGCATCAGCATCAGCCGTCTCGTCGCTGTACTCTGGTTCCGGTTCCGGCTCGGTCTGCTCGGACTCGATGTAACTGAGTTGCTCAGCCTTGTACATCTCGGAGGTGTCCTTCATCATCGTGTGCAGTAACCTGAGCATAGTCGGATCGGACTTGGGCGTCACGATGTCCAGGGTCTTGACGACAAGGATACTCGCCATCAAGTCGCCGGCGAAATCTTTCTTCTCAAGACTCAGTTCGACGTGAGCGGTCCAATACTCAACGATGGGACCACCCTTCTTGTTCTTCATGCCGATAGCGTCAAACGCTGTTGACACATCGTTCGGCACACTGTTCAGCCAGTGTGTCAGCGGACTCTTCTTACCGAGTGATGTCGGCGGAGCGGACAACACAACCGGGATCACTGCACCGTCCTGTAGGAAGAGGAATCGCATCGTGTTGCGACACGCCTTACCTTTGCCGCCCTTGGGATCACTGCCCCATTTGTCCTGCGGGCAACTGGAACACGTCCCTTCGGACTGTGGCTTTTCGCCTCCACACGGTGAGAAGCCGTCGATGCTGTAGCATACCGGCCTTGGGTCATCGTCCGGCCCACGCTCATCGAACGACTTATCCCAGAACTGAGCAGCTCGGTGCTTGAACAGGATGTGTCCTTTGATTGTCTTGGCATATACCTCGTTACCAAGATCGAACTGGCCCGTCTCACGGATGATCTTGACGACATTGAACGACAGGCCCGTTGTCATGTCCAGCGACGATTCGCCGAACATCTCGTCCAGCTCCTCGGCTGGGATTGCCAGTGCCGTCTCGGCTTCTGGCCTTACTTCGATTGATTTGTTTCCTTCTTCTGTCATCTTTCTTTTCTCCTACAAAATGGTTTACTGTTCTTGTTTTAGTAGTTGATGGAAACGTGAGAGATTTCACCTTTTGACATGGCGTTCAAGATATTAGTCGCTGTGTCATACTCTTTAGTTAATTGATGTAACTGACTAAGTATCACGACTTCAACCTCTTCTTGGTGTGCCGTATCCTCCACCCGCTTCTTCTCAGCCGCCGCCGCCTTCTCAGCCTCGACCCGCTTTGCTTTGGCGAGTTGCTCTTCTTCTTTGACGATCGCCGCCGCTGCGTCAGCCGCCGCTTGCTTCTCTGCTGCCACAGTTTCGATCTTATCCCTCTCAGCCTGAGCCAGAGCCTCTTTCTTGTCCAGTTCGGCCTTTGCTATAGCCTCTTGCTCACGCCGTCTGGCGTCGGCCTCAGCCGCCTTCTCGGCCTCGAACGCTTCACGCTCACGTCGGAGCTGGTCGGCCTCGGCCTGAGCCTTCTTTGCCAGAGCTTCCTGCTCGGCTTTGACTTTGTCTTGCCGTTCCTTCTCAGCCCGACGAATCTCTGCTTCGTCGAAGTCCCTCCTGGCAATCCTTGCTTCCTCCTCAGCCATGACTCTGTCTTGAAGTTCCTTTTCAGCCCTCATAGCCACTTCCTGCTGGGCTTTCAGTTCGGCCTGTTTCTTGGTAACCTCAGCCTCCCTGCGCTCGATCTCAGCCAATCGTTCCTGCTCGGCTTTGACGTTGGCAGCACGAGCAGCCTCAATCTTTGCCAGTTCTGCCTGCTTGGCTCTCTCGGCCTTGGCATTGATAGGATCCATGTGGACCTTGATCATCTCCTCCACCTCACCCAGGCACCAGTTCTTCTCACCGTCAACAGCCTGACAATGGGCAAGCGCCTTGGCCTTAGCCTCTTTGTGGACGGTTTTGATCTTGCTCTTAGTCTGGCGTAACTTGAAGACGTGGGACCTGGCTTCGATTTCACCTTTTGGTGTCTCATAGCTGAACACCAGCCCTGCGTTCTTTTCCTTCCACTTGGCAATCTCAGCCTTCAGTGGCTCGAACACAGCAAGACTGTTGGCGAACGGGTCCACTACTACCGAGGTATTTTGGTTAGTCTCCATTCTCATCTATCCCCTTTCTCGCCTTTGACCATATGTTTCTCGATAACATCAATACTGATTGTGACGAAATCCCAAGTAACCTCCAAGAAACGACATATCGGGTAAAGATACCAGATTGCAACAAATATCAAACATGCTTTTGTTCTTGTTTTCACTATGCACCTGCCCTTTCCGCGAGGAATTTGCTTTTGCCATTCATCGTAATCGTCGGCACCAGTGTCAACGACAGTACGCTAGCCGGAATCTCACCACCGCCGTCACGAAACGCTTTGACGGTACTGTTCATGGTTCCCCAATGAACGTAAGGGATGATGATGTCGCCAATCCCTGCTTTTCGCAGCCAATCGTGAAGGATCTCATCCGATACCTCCGATGCCTTGAAGAACTTCTCTTTGATAACCGCCCGGGGCGTCAACCCGTTATCCAGCTTGCAGCTCTCCATACCAGCCTCCTGCAAGGTGACACAGAGCCGTTCCTTCGCCGAATCTAACTCAACCTTACGCCGAGCATGTTCTTTGTGGAGTTTCTCCACAGCGTCCATCTCGATCGTGATAGCCTCGGCCATCATCTTGATCAGGTCGGTGGTACCGAGATCATCATCACCGAACATTGCTTCTGTCGCGTCTTCACTCATTTTCGTTCTCCTTCTTCTATTTGCTTATTCTTGCTTTCAACTCGACTTCGGTTCCATCGGGGTGAAGGAACGTCATTACCCTGTTTTCGAGAAGTTCTTCCATGCACTCGGAATCCAGCCAGAACCCGTTCCCACTCATCATGCTTATGATTTCAGATCGTAAAGTTTCTTCGTTCATCGTCATCCTCACAAATCTGATATTCTAATTCGCAATCCTGACAAAGCTGATCCCCGGTACAAATTTGATTATCACACTGCGGACAAAATTCAGGGAACCCGCCGCCGTTTCGTTCTGCGTCCTGAATGTATCCCGAGTCCGACATTCCTAGTTCGCCACTCTTTTCAGATGCCGCAACATTATCATCTTGACATACTTAGCTGGTGTAATCGTCTTTTTTTGCTTCAGTGATTCCTCGGCAGCCTTGATTACCAAAGCCTCCCATAAGGTCCCGTCAACCTGCATCATATGTCTCATGTTTCACTCCTTGTCATTCGTTGTTATCCACCTCCCACGTTTAACAGTTTACATTATATCGTCGGCAAGTCAAACTCTTTTCTTGAATTTTTAACAAGATTTATTTTGTCAGAATGTAAACAATTGAAAATACAAGGGGTTATGTAAACAAAAAAAAGCTCATCCCGACGCCAGTATCGGAATGAGCCAATCCAAAAAGAAAGGAAACGATGGCTATGGTGGAATAGGTATCTTGTTCAGTATGGACTCTACCACCTGTGACGTCTCGGACCCGAATCTCTCCAATGTGATCTCGCCAGTGTCCGGGTTAAAGGTGAATTCCTTAACCTGCTTGTCCTGGAAAAAGTAATCCATACTTATAACGGCATCCCTTTGCTGAGTAATCCTTCCCTCACTATCTAACTCCGTAGTCGTGATGCTGGCCTGGTAGCCGGTACACCCGGCCAGTCCCAATAACAAGATCAGTAAATATCTCATGTCAGTCCTCCACGGATAAAAGTTACAACTGCGAGCACAACGCCTGTGAGGCAGCTTATGGTAGCAACGATTATGGCTATATGGGCCAAACCAAGACGCTTGCCTTCGGCGGTCATCGCTTTTCTGGCCGGGCAGTCCGCTTGCCGTTGAATGGTCAGAGACAGATCCTCCTTTACCCCGGGACTGCCGTTACCGTATAAAGTGTTATGGTGCTCCTCAACCATAGGGACTATTTTGGTAACGATCAAGAGTATCTCGCCAACCTTGTCATCTGTTGTGCTCATCTGCTATACTCCTTAATAGCTTTGTCAATTCCCTCTACGATACGTTCATTACCCTTTGTTGGTTTACCCCGCACTTGGCCGAGTCGCCTGTTAGTATTCACATATACATATTGCCCTCGTAACTCTTTTAGCTGCTCCAGTGACAGTCCATCTATTATGTTCTCAGCCGGATCCCACGTCGAGCTGATGTGTGTGCCCGTGCTCTTAATGATTACGTCAAATCCGTCCATCTGGCCTTTCAGGTAGCTGATCGCGTTCTGTACCTGGATTGGTGTGTTTGTCTGAAACTCATACAACAGGAAGCTCGGTATCTGGGTTATGCCCAAGTGCTTCGTCATGCCACCCAGCGAGAACTTAGTCAACTCACCTTTTAACTTGCCACCTTTAGGATCTCCCTTCTTGTAACCGTATTTCTTGGAAGATCGCTGATAGACACCTTTGTCATCCAGGCCCATCAACTCGGACATAGTCGTAAACTCTCTGCCTGCCCAGTCCTTGCCGGTCCATGCGTCGGCGATGATTCTGGAAATAATGCTTCCCTTGTACTTCGCCGACTTTGCCAGGCTTTTCAGTGGGGCAGGAACCCCCTTGAGTGGCCCTTCCTTAACTGTTTCCCTCGCAACAAACTTAATCGGGTCCTTGAAGTGACCAATGATTGAGAAATACTTTTGCTTGTTAGCCTTGCCGCCAACAGCCCGATACAGCGGAGTAATGTCAACGTCCATCCATCGCGTTTTCCCATTCTTCCATGCCCGCTTATAATTGCGGATAAAGCGTTCATTGACTCCGGACGTGTCCTCATCGTCTTCGTCGAACATCGCCATCAGATAGTTGAAGACCACTAATGAGGTCAACCCCTTCAATGCTATCCTTGCCCAAAATGCTCTATAAACCTCTCCGCCAAGTCCACCCCTAAACGCCTTCACCGCGGATCGTACATTCGATTCGGTCCAGTCCGGGGCTAAAGCCAATAGCCGGAAGATATGCTGGAGTGTTGGGTTCCTGCCTATTCGTTGAAGATGCAGACCACCGAAGTCATTGTTTGCCAAACCTGCTGCTTCCTTGGCAACGTCGTCTATATCCATCCTGCCGGCGAGAATAGCTTTCTTGTGTTTCTTGATAAGACCCCGGTACTCCAGCAGGTATGCCTGGGCCTTGAGAAATGGCCCCAGCTTGGCGAACAAGAGATGTTCGTTCCAATCCCGAAGCTTATTGATCTGATCTATAGCGACACCTGCCGGCTTGACCTTACGAGCCATCTTACCCCAGATAGTCTTCTTGCCCCGGAGTATCTTCTCGTCGTAATCCTGTATCCTGCCCAGGGTCAACCCTTGTCGTACACCAAGAATCAAGTCTGGTTCGAAGTTCTCGATTGCCGTCCTTCCAGCAACAAACGCCCTGCGTGGTCCGAGGTTCTTGAATCCAGTTCGACCACCTAGATCGTATGACCTGATATATGCCTGGTGATGGAAGAGGCTGGTAAATAGTACCCACCGCTTGAGCATAGCATTGTACTCTGTAAGGGTCCGGACGCCGGGAATCGAGTAGAGAACTGATGTTCCGAAAGCACTGTTCAAGTGCTTTGCCAACTTCGGCTCAGCGTACATCGTTACTCGTTTCATCAGATTTCCGTCTTTGGTAACGAAGAAGTTCTTACCGTAAGTCTTGGCTCCTTCTGCCTTGCCTGCCCATTTCCAGTCCGTGAAGTTTGGGTGTTCGATCTGTTTCCAGTCGTCAAGTCTTTGGTTACCCAGTAATCCCCACTGCTTACCTGTCTTAATGAGTTGCCGGTCAACCTTGGTATTCGCCACCTGGCTCGACATTACCATGTGAGCGTTCGTGGCCCCCTTGATCTGGAGCTCCTTGCCCAGTGACCAACCATGCAGGATACCTTTCAGCGTCCGATGTTTCGCCCTGGCAGTCTTTGTACCGAATTTGCGATACATCTTTCTGGCACTTTTCGGAGTTTCCCATAACCGCATCGAGTAGTTGTCCATGACATTGTTGATGATACCGGCATCCAGAGCCTCTAGTCCGATTTTCTTGTTGGCCGCTATGATCTGGTCAACCAATGTTTTTACTTTAGCTGGTAGGTTCTGAGCGAGGTCAGTAATTCGCTTTTGCCTGGGATTCACCTTGTCGTAATACTTCTCGATCTGGTCGGGGTTGTTCTTCAGGTCGATATGGACCTGCATTGCCATATCCATCTCGATATGTTCAGCTTTGAAGCCACTGTGTCGGTCATTCCCCATCGCCTCCTTCAGATCGTTCTGGAGATTGAACGTCCTGGCAAACGACCGGAACTCCTGCTCGTCACGCTCGGCAAAGAAAGCATCCATCAGTGTCGCAGCGTCCCGGGTTGCCTTGGTGACCGTCAATGGGGCAAGCCTTTTTGTCTTGGACAAGAACTCCTGTACTTCCGGTGGAGTCTGTTCCGTTATTGATCGCATACCAGAAGTGACATTGTCCGTGACATCCTGGTTTACCTGTGCCCACACATCTTGCAAATAAGGTGATACTGTTTCACCCAAATCATTTATCATTTTCTTGGACCATTCGGAGAACTTCTTCACCCCGGATTCGAGGTGGTAAGCGCCAATGGTCAGAAAATCAGCCATGTCTTGAGGGCTAATACCGGACTTCAGCCTGTTTGGATCATGCAACCTCTTTCTGGCTGCATCGTAAGCCTCTGTTGATATGACACGTTTTTCCGGTTTATCTCCTGGCTTAACCTTTTTTTCTGCTACCTTCTTTGCTTTTGCTTTTTTCTTTACTTTCTTGGCAACTGGTTTTTTGGTTTCCAACGCCTCCTCTATGGCACTATCTATAAAATCCATTGGCGTAGCACTGTCTTTTAGAGCTGCTTGGATCGTGCTTTTTATTTCCTCAATGTCTCGACCGGCTATTCGTCCTTCTCTAGCAGCCCCTTTTATATCATCAGCATCAACATGGGCTCCATCTGGAACATCTTTGAGTTCCCTAAGCCTTTGTCTAAACTTTGATTGTTTTATCTCGACATCCCTGATTTTCTTTTGTTGTGCTTCGGTCTTTTCCTTAACTATTACCTTTGTAGTTTTGCCCTTTATGGGCCTTACACCCTTGCCAAGAAATGCCTCTGCCGTTTTCAAGGCCTTCTTTTTTGCTGGTTTGATTTCAAATGATTCCAAATCGAATCTTATGGTTTGACCGTCTTTCAGATTTTTATCACTTAAACCAAAATGCTGTGGAGTAAATCTGTATTTATACTTATCCTTGAACACCAACATTGAAGATTCTTTATCAAAGGCAAAGGTTGGATTGAGAGTGAACTCAGGGACAATCCGTGCAAAATTGTTCAGTCGGCCCTGAATGATCCCCACTGCCTTCGCGGGCCAACGATCTATCTTTCCAAGTGCCTCCTGGTCAAATGCTTGGTAATAATCCACAGGTGCCAATTCTTTACCCCTGCCGGTGAGAAAATCAACAATAGCATCTTTGTTTCTCTCGACATTGTTGTCTTTCAGAAACGCTTCCCATTGTTTAGCAACCTCCTCGTCACCTTGCTTGAGGTCTATGCCTGATTCTTTTATCACAGTAGCAGCTTTTCTTGCTGACACTGTACTTGGTAACTCCATGAGTTGTTTCTGGGTGTGTATGTTAAATAGTTTTTTGCCCTTAATCCCGATACCACCTCCGAGATCTCCATAAGTGAATAGTTCGCCTTTGGTTTCCAGCGATGGAGCAGTTTTCTTTTTTGCTTTTGCCGGAATTATCTTCCGGAGTGGAACCGACCGCGGCACTACAACGGTTGTGTCGGCTTCCTGTTTGCCTTCTTCCTCTATCGTTTTGAGTGTTTTGGCCGGTCCTGGCTTGACATCGACCTCGCCGCCTGGAATCTTAGCTTCGACCTTTGCGGCTTCCTGTTGTGGTTTTGTTATCTCTACTTTCCCCTCTGCCACCGCGACTGGTTTTTCCTCTGCTGGTATGGTTTTTATTGCCTCTGCAAACATCTTTCCGGAAATCTTACGAGCACCAAGTCTATCTACAATTCTTCCTGTGGAGGTTTTGAATAATCCACTATCGACCTCGGCATCAGGTTCGCCAACCTTTTTTAATGTTCCTTTGTCGGTAAATTCAGCAACACCAGCATCAATGGCTTTCTGAACAGCTTGGCCGTGGCTTGGTCCCTCGAAAGTCTGATCTCCTATCTTGACAACAGCCAACATAACTTCTTCACCCCTTGTGCCAAATTGCAGTTCCCGCTTAAACGCTTTTGTCGATTGCCTGGCCGATTCTATAATCTCTCCAATCCGGCTTTCGGATATGATCGATTTCTTACCCCTGCCAATTCCCACTTCAAGTTCTTTTACACCTTTGACCGCTGCGGTTGGTCTGGTCCCGCTCTCGATAAATCTCTGTGCGGCCTTTACTGGTGATTCAAATTGTTCCTGTCCAGTTTTGTAAAGCTTCCCCGCCTTGATCCCTGTAAGTGTCGATTCAACTTCTGATACGATTCCGTCTATGGCTTTCAGGTCAACTTTCTTTAGAGACGCCAACCCCTTTACTGTCGAAACTCTCCGCGGGCCCGGCTGCATTGTTGATTCAATCTGACTGAGCTTCTGTGCGTATTTCTGGTTATTAGCTTTTATCATCTCCATTCGGAGTTTTCTTACATATACCTGCGTATCAATCTTCGACGCGACGTTAAAAACACTTGCAATCGACCCCATGATCACCGCATCCCTGAGCACTAAGGGCTTTGCTTCTTCCCATGAAAGTCCGTTGTTGTATGCGGTTATCCCGGTATAAACAGTTCCAACTGTGGCACCTTTGGCAAATGCCGCTGCGGTTGTAGAGATTGCGTTTGCTGTTCGCGGCAATACTTCTCCGAGTTTTGTAAGTCCGGTAGCCTTCTTGAGTGCCGCGGCTGCTTTGGCCGCATAAGGTATTTTTCCGGTCAACCCGACTGCCTTGAAAAGTGCGGGGAATATAAACTTCCATTTTACAAAAAGGTCAACTCCCTCTGCTGCTGCCTCGCCAACCGCCTCGCCATATATCCCCGGAATTGCCTGGAGCTCCTTGCTCAATGCTTGCTGTATCCCAGGATTTAATTTTTCGCCCCATCCAAATGGCTTACTGATTCCCTTTAACAGTGTAACACCGATTTGTGTCGGCAACGCCCTGAACGGGTGAAGTGCATTCTCCGCCCTTTCAAGTGCTATTTTCTCATCTTCGGCAAATTGGTCTGGGTTTTTGGCTATAATCTCTCTGGCGTTTGCCAGTTCATCGCCTGTCCACAACCGACCTGTGAAGCCGTTAAAATCCTTATCGCTCGACAATTCACCTTCATCTTTCCTTTCCCGCATACCAAATTGCGGGAAAGGCCCACCTCGAATCGCTCGCCGTACTTCGTCTATACTTTCTGGCCCTCGTCTCGGCAGGTCCGGTCCCACAGGCTTACCCAGGTCAAGACCTGCCTCAATATCGGTGGGGTCGGCTATCCCGGGAGAATCGAAGAAAATGTCCCCACCGGGCGGCATCCCCGTTTCTTGCTGCTCCCCTGCCTCCGCAAACGGGCTTTTCCCTTGGCTTATCCGTGTTCTTGCAAACTCAATGGCCTTTTGCATTATCGAATCTGGTACTTGTTTCCCGTTCGGGATAATGTCGTTTGTCATCAGATCGAGTTCATCTTTGGTCAAAGTTGGAACCAATGACGGAATCTGTGTTTCTACGCCTTCGAAGTCAACCCCTATCGAGTATTCGGTGGCAACTCCATCCGTATCCTGTAATGGACCTCCAAGACGTAATTTGCCGAAAAATCCAAGACCTTTCGGCGTCCCATCGGCTCTTTGACCGAATCCCGGCTGGGTTTCTGTCTGTAATGGCGGAATCTGGCCGGTGGGTCGCTGGATTGTAGCCAAATCTAGACGATCTCCTGCTGGGAGTGCGGTTGGCGGGGTCGGGAGTTGCGACGACTGTGGGGCATCCTGAAGCGTCTCAGGAGGTTTGCCCAGCAACTCGTCCAGATAGCTGTTTCTGTTGATAACTTGGGTAGTCTGGGGGAGTTGGACCGGCTGAATAGGCTGAATCGCCGGTTTCGGTTTCTCCAGAAGCTCGTCCAGGAAACTGTTAGGCACTTTCCACTACCTCCCCATGCTCTTGAGTGCTTCAAGCCATTCGGCTTTCGTCATCTTCCGTTTGCCACCCTTGCCATCCGGGATACCGTTCCTCATGGCACTAAACAACTGATTGAAACTCTCGGGGTTTTCCTGATAGCTCTGGGCCAGATTGTAGTTTTGAAGTTCACCGGATTTCCGGGACGACTCAACAAAGCTCTGTACCTTCGCATAGTCGGCATGGTGCTGCTTGGTTGCCCCTTCTCTTAAAACTTCCTTCCGTGTCTTCTTCGTGTTGTCCTCCGGGGATGTTTCAGTTGCAGTTTGGAGGAACTCGCTGGCAGCCTTAAACTCGTCGCCAGTAGTAGGTTGCTGGGGCTGAGTAATAGCCTTTCCCTGCTGACCGGGACTTGGTGGTTCTTCTTGACCCTTGAACTCATTGACGCCATCAGAGAACAAACCCCTAACGTCCACCCTGCCCTCGGGGAGATACTTGCGGTCCCCCTCCTTGTTCTGTCTTGCGTTGTACTCGTCCTGGGTAGCAGCCACGGCATCTTCCTGCTTCCATCCGTGCGTACCCACCAGCTCGTTTACTGTCTTTCGTGCAGCGTCGTTAGCGGCCTCTGGGCTTATTGTGTCGTCACCTAACCAGGTAAAAGGGTTGAGGGTTCTTTCGCCAGTGCGTTCCGTCTTTTGCGGAGCACCTTTAAGATTCCCGAACAACACCTCCTTGGGAGATATGTCAGGATTAAATGCCGGCTTGCTCGGGTCAATACCAAGAGCCTCCATTGCCTTCTGACTTGCAGCGACCCGTATGGCATCATCGGGTGACACGTTCGCTGTTTGAGAGTACCTGTAAGCCAGGTCGGCTCTTTTCTGCTCTTCAGAATCCTGTGACCCGTAACGAGTTGGACGAAGAACAGACTGCTGTACTTCCGGACTCTTCGGATCTGCCCCTGTAAAAACCTTGTCCCTCAGGACTTGCTCCGGACCCCTGGTCTCCCCTGGTGTTTTGCCGCTGGTATCGAACGATGCCATACGTTCCCGTAACCCTTTGAATCGAGAACTCTGCAATATCGCTTCACGCATCCTTGCTTTCTCATCCGGATCATCAGACAACTCGAAGGCTTTAAGCTCCTCCATGAGCTTCTGGTTGCTCACATTCTGCTGGCTGGCACGAACTTGCTGCTGGTTCTTACCCAACGCAGTAGCGTTCCAGATGTCATCGAAAAAGTTAGCCATAATATATTACCTCATAATAATTATCATCCAGCACTTACGTTAAACGAGCTGCTGCTGCCCTTGCTGCTACCTGACGAGAAGTTAAGTCCAAGCAGACCCATCAGGACGGCCAGGTTCTCCGGATCAGTAATCGCGTTCTCCTCGGCAAACCTCATTATCTCAGCTTCAAGCTCTGCCTGCTGCTGTGTCTGTTGAGCCGAGCCAATACCGAACAGTTCATTCAGTCCACCAATCTGCTGAGCTGCTATCTGGAGATTGTTCTGTACCTCCTGTGCCGGCACCTGACCAAACTGCATCGCCTGTGGAACCGCAGCGAGCGTCCTACCGGCCTTCGCTTCGTCGATCGCCTGGTTCTGACCGAACACATCCCACTGGAGCTGTGCACTCTGCTGAGCCAGTAAGTCCCGTGTGTCAGTGGTTGCCTCTTGCCTGGCATGACTCCTTCCGGAAGCGAAGAAGCCAGGTCCGGCAAACGACTCGTCAATGCCCGGCAACACATCTTCCCGTAGCGATGTCATTGTCGGATCATACATCGTGGCTTTGAAGTAGTCTTGAACGTCCTGAGTGCCCATCTTCTGTGCGCCAGTGGTTCCGGCTAGCGTGCCTTTGAGGGCCGTCCCCGTCTCCTGGAACAGTGGAGTACCAACCTGTGTCGGCTGGCTGAAGATATCGGCGAAGTTTCCAGCACCAGAGACCGCAGTGCTCTGGAGATTAGAGAACGGCGTCACCCGTTGCCCCTGCCACACGTTCTCATTTATACCGGCTTGAGGACCATAAAGAGCCAGCATGTTCGCAAGTTCCGCTTTTTGTTCCGGAGTCTTTGCCTCGGTCTGTGACTTTGAACTTCCTTTACTTGCCCCTAAGCTCATATCTATATCTCCAGGTAAACTTCCCTTTTATTGTCTTGTGATTCCTGAAAGCCCCATCGCCGCTTCGAAACTCTTCTTGCTCGGTTTGGACCAGCAGAGAGGCGATTGTAACCCTTGCTTTTCGCCCAACATTTCATCCCGCCCAAGACGCGATCCACGGCATCAGATGACATTCCATTATCTGACCTCGTCTGCCAGATATACACATCCTTATCCCGGCAGTAAGCAATCGCCACCCCTTTTATTAGGTCATCTTCGATCACCACACAGACAAACGTCTCGTCCGGGGTGTTCGTCAATCGGTCAATCAACTCCAGGTATATGTCCTCCCTGGTCTGGTTCTCCGGGACAAACCAAGGCACCAGCATCAAAGCAACCTTCGGATTTTTGGCTAACCAGAATCTCATAAGGCCATGTTATCCCTTTGCTTCTTCGTAAATTGGTCATTGTCAGTGCACTGAGCGAATAGCGTCGCAATGTCTTTATAGTGATCGGTAAGCACCTTCTGTAGTACCTTTGCAGCCTCTTTCGGATCCTCCGGAATCTTCTTGACCGGCCTGCTTATCATTGTTCCAGTTGTCAGATCTTCTTCGGACATCACACCGCCTCCATCAGTATCGGGTCCATCAAGCCATAGTTGCTGATCTGGAAGTCATCACCGTCAGCGTTGGTGAACCTGAATTGTATCCGCTTGCTTGTGTCATTGATCGGGACCGTATAGTCCAGATACTCGCTGGTCAACGCAAGCTCAGAAAACGCCGTCCAGCCGGTAGTAGTTGTCTGGAAGTTGCCGATCCGGTACGAGATTATCAGACCAGAACCTTTGGCTGTCACGAAGAAGCCGGGCCATATCTTGTTGAATCGAGGCTTTGTCAGATCGTATATCTCAGTAATGTGCCTGGCTGGAATGTCAACGGTATCATCCTCGGTCAAGTCGCTGTCGTACTGAAAAACATACCCGGAAGAGTCGCCGAGTACCAGACGCTCTTTGGTCAAAGTAACCTCAAGCAGAGAAGCGTAAGTCTCATTCCCTGCCCGTGCAGCTCGTTCGGCATAAGACTCGCCAACTACAAGAGCCTCGGCATAGGTCTCGCCGGCAACGTAGAAGCTCGAACCAATCAGGCCAACGCAACTGACTCCACCGGTAGCCCACTTGTGAGTATAGTCACGCTTCATCCATTTGCCGGTGAGCATGTCGATGGCATAGGCTTGGGTAACGTAAGTCTTGCCGTTCGGAACGATGAATATCCAAAGCCGTGAGTCCTCAGCTCCCATCTGTATCCAACTCCGCTTAGCATACGCCGGATCAAGGTCTCTGCGAAGATAGGCATCAATGTTCTTGGATATTCGCTGGATGTTCGATCCGCCAGAATATGCGTAAACATTGTAATCGTTGCCAACAAAGTAATGGACATTGTTCTTGGAATAAAGAAGGTGGGGGGTTAATAGACCCAGGTCAGGCATTTCAGTATCGGGCTCGAATACTCTTGTCCCGCCAACATGGGTAAGGGACCATATAGAATTATTCTGGTATTGAATCCACTGCGTTCCGAGCAAAGCCCCCCATACGTTATGTCCTCCGGTATCCAGCAGGTCAATATAACCAGACCCCGTCCCTTTCCATATCTCAAGTTTGCCAGCTTGCGGCCATCGGATACGCTGATTGTTGTTGACCATATTGTCAGAGGCGTCAGACTCCTTGGGATTTATTAAGAGCAGTCGATTGAAGAACGCACCAACTTGTAAGGCGTGATGCGTTGTATAACTGCTGCCGACTGTGTGGTAATCATCCGCGCCCACCAGATCAGCGAAATCAACCTCGTACTTGCCGGCCCACCTCTGGGCCGGCAAGTCATTACCCGGACAGATAACGACGTGATGGTACCACGCGTCACCACTTCCATTCAATAACAGCCCATCTGTATGCAGGACAGAGGCGATACTCACCGGGGAATCAATACTACCACCGAAATCGACAGCCGTGGTTGCGTAGCTCTGTGTTTTTTCGTCCCATGCGGCCCCATTCTGATTATAGTCGTAAAGCTTGTTCTTGGTAACGGCGAGGAAGTGCTGTGTCTTATCAAGCTCAGAGAAGAAGCCCAACTTCAAAACATCATTACCGCTGTCAAGCTGAGTACCAACCTTGCCGAAACCAAAGGGCGTCTTGATTGTTCCGCGAGAGTATAACACGTTCTGGCTGCCATCGGCGGCTGAACCTCTCGGCAGTTCGGCAGCGTCCTTTATTGAAGCATCGAAGCCCTGATCCACTTGTCTTATTAGAATGTCAGGCATTATTTTATTGTGCTCCAAACGCTACGATATTAAAAGCAGTAACATCGGCAGCAGCATTGTCAGTACTTTCAAATAAAATTGTAACTGTTCCGGCATCCTGCGCTGTTATCATGGGTGTTCTGTGTGTTGCTCCTGTTGGTGTAACAAGGACTGCGTAATTTACACTTCCGAAATCAGTAGCCCAAGTTACTGTATATATTCCAGTACCGTCATTTGATACGCTTGTTATATTTGACCCCGCCGTTATCGTTGTAGGGTGCGTAATAAATCCCCAACCTTTAGCAACAAAAGCACTGGCTGGTATTGAAGCATCTACATAAGCCTTAATGCTCTCTGCGCTAGCGACAACAGTTGCGGTTGCAGTTGCTCCCATAGCGTTATCATCGATAAAACCGCCATTTGTAGTTTCGTAAGAAGTAGGATCGATATTACCGGCTACGTCAAGTGTCCCCGCAACCACCGTATTCCCCGTTGCACCTGCCACAGTGAACTTGTCAGTGTTTATCAATATATCTGAAGTAGCAGATCCCACCAGATCGTCACCTGCACCAAGCGTAATATCATCGTTGGAAAGTATGCCTGCCGTGAATGTTGCAAGTCCTGTGACGCCCAGGGTACCAGCAAACTGTCGATTCGCGGCAAGCAACACCGCTATGATCTCTGTGGATATAGGCGTCCATGTTCCCGTACTTACATGGTTCGTCAAAACATTAAATTGATTGTCAATAGTAGCGTTTGAGTCAAACCAGAAACTTCCCAAGTCGCCAGTGTCCCATGCAGTACCATCAATCTGGGTAGTCGGCGCTGCGTCTTGGAAGAACGCCCTGGCCGACCCCTGCAGGTGGACACCACCGGCAGACGTAGTTGCAAGAGTCTCATGTTCCTTGTTTATGCGAAGTGCCACACCCTTACGAAGATCATATATCTCCTTGTAAGTGTTGCCGACCAACGCCTCATCGTTCGGGGACGTGACAACCCAAACGGTACCATCCCAAGGATCATGGGTTGTGGCAGCACCTAAACAGAAAACTACGGCAACAAACAGTATTAGCATTTTTATTGACTTTTTAATTTTCACCGTAAAGCTCCTTAAATGACATATCTTTTACGTCAGAATAAGAAGCGTCTGGCCTTCTCATCCACGCCTTAAGCATTAGCAACCGGCTCTTAGTCACAGAGCTAGTGTCTTTCAAAAGAAACAAATCCCCGTGCCTGTCATTCCACCTTTCAGGAATTTGGTTTCTTTCCAGTTCTCTCCAATCTTCTCCGAGCGACCATGTCCTGCATTTGTCTATTCTTGAATCCGGAGGAGGATCACAGTAATAGGATATTGCCAAAGCAATAAGCAAAACAAAAATTACCAGATAAGCCCATTTGGTTTTCATGATCATTCTCCATACAATTCTTCAATTAACATTTCCTGGTAATCCGCATACTCACCCAGCCATTGATTGAACAACGCCCGGGTCTTGAGGGCCTTGCTCTCGAACCTCGGTACCGACAATGCAATCTCATCGTATATCTCAGCCAGAGCGAAGAGGATCAGCCCCTTGTCAGAATTAGGAAGCACAGACGCAACGGTATCATTAAGCAAGGCAGTCGCCCAAGCGGTATAGTCGATCCTGTACCTCAGCCCTTGGTAATCCCTGCTCACCGGGGAACTGAGAAGAATGTCACTGCCCTGCCTTGTGTACTCCAGTGGTTCAGCTGGTGGCATCTCGGCAACTGGTATGTATCGTCTCCGGAAGTCGGAAAGCTCCCGGTACTTCAACCCCCGCTGGTTTGTCGAAGATTCGTTCAGTATCCAGACCCCACCAATATGGGCCGGGTCCAGTGTACTGATGTCGATCTTCGCCTTCGCTGCCGACTTGGCAATCGTTCCGAATGTCGCACCGATACCATCATCCGCATCGAGATTCGAGAAGTAGGTAACATCGTTAGTGGCAACGGACAATATCTCGAAAGTACCATTGAAGCTGGTATCGTTATTGACATCGACAACAGAGGCGATGTCACCCACCTCAAGGCCATGTCCTGCTGCCGTAAGCGTCACAATACCCGTCGAGGCCCTAACAGCCACAGTGACGGCAATCGCGGTGGTGACCCACCTGTCAATCCGGTAGGTGGTAGCATCACTGCTGTCGAGACCGACGATCCTCGGTGACTTCCGGACAATGTGTATCTGAGCCTCGTTCAGTGCGGCAAGCACGAAGGCTTCGGTAATCAGGACAGTGTCGTTCTGCCTCGCACACCTGAGCCTGATCGTGGTGATCAGAGCAGCTCCGGTAGAATTAACCATTCTTCAACTCTTTCAAAACTATATGGTGAACCATTTTCATATTAGCATGTCCCTGCAGGCCCATGCACGTCGAACAAGGATATTGAGTTTCTGGTATCAAGACGCCCTGATACATTTCAAAAATCCTTCCAGGCTTATCGTCCATCTTGCCAAGCAATAATTCTTTATGCGGAGGGTAATCGCTTCGCATGTTGCAACATGGAACTGCCCATCCGTTGTAATTGATGCCGAACATCGTCAGTGTTTCGTAACAAGTAGCCGTTCTTACTACTGGTTTCCTGACATTTACATCACAACGGTTCTTACCAACTTTGTGAAAATCCTTGGAATAAGCGATAACTACCATGTTGCCAACCAAAGCAAACCAGATCCCCTCAGCCCTTTCGTTAAACTCGATCCCAGGCAACTTCGCCTTTAGGAACATCATCTTTTGCAAAATAGCATCTTTTGTATATTCCTCATCCTTGCCAAAGTATAGCTGGCACTTGAGATGGTCAAGCCCGGCGTCTGCCGCTTCCTTAACTATCTCTGTTGTCAAATAATCAGTATTGGTATTGCTAAACAACATTGCATTCGGCAACTTGTCTCTGGCATCACGAAACATGCGAATCGTTGCAGTCGCTTCACTGAAAGGCTCACACCATCCAGCAAAGCCGATACATTCTGAATAATCAATGCTCCGGAGATCTTCCAAGACTTGTGCGTATATCTTTTCGTCAAAGAACTTGACCGGTCCTGTTCGGTCTATAAAGTTGTTCGGACAGAACCAACACTTCCGGTTACAGTAGGAATGTGGTTCAAACTCAAACATCCTTATATTGGCTTTGAATCGTTCCTTGTTTGTCATAATCCTTCTTCCTTCCTACTTCAAAGCGCTCTCGGTAACCATTCTTTTTCGTGACGGTGCTTTGTCACCGGGTTTTACAGTCGTCCTGTCTATTTTCATATTGCAATAAGGACAATTGTAAGTAGCTTCCTGCTCGCCCCAGAAGATATTTCTGCAACACGGACACGACCACCGGAAATCACCTTCCTGCTTCTCAAGATGGATGTTGCCACCTTTGAAATACTTAGCTTCTTTCGGCCAGGTCATAGGTGAAGTGTTCTCAATCTCTTTACCCGCAAGGTGTTCGTGGACAAAACCAGCAGCTCGCTCGCAAGCCTTACCGTCGATCGGACCGTATAGATGGTCCTGCAACTGATTAAAAGCGTCTTCGTTGATATTAGATCGCCCAAGAGTGACCCTGTTGAGATTAAACTCCAACTCTGGATAAGTGCTAAGCATCGGACTTACCTTGGAGAGCAACGGATCCGGATTGACATTGCAGAAGTTAAACGACGGCACACCAAGCAGGTGAGCCTCGATAGCCAGTGTTGATCCGCTATGCACAAGAATGTCAATGCTTCTCAATACTTCAGAGGATGAAGCATCGTCCTTGTGTATCTTGACACATGAAGGAACTTTGTCAGCATATACCGAAGCAGACTCACCGGGACGGACCTTCAGCTCAAAATCATACTCGTCTGAATAATCCGCGACAAGGTTGGCAATAGCGTCCAACCACGCCACCCTTGCATCACTGTGTATCTTCTGGAGCTCTGTATGGTAACTTGAACCTTCAGGCAAACCAGTCTCGCAATAACCAGGCCGGCAATCAGCGGTCGAGAAGCCCGTGGCGAAGAGAATTGTTTTCTTCCGATCAAGATAGACGTTTGTGTCCTCCTGGAAGTACGGATCAAAAGCAAACGCACCACAAGCCTTAACCCTATGTGCCATCATGTGTCCATGTCCTGCAATTATCTGCCCAAACTCTCGACCCCACACCAACTCAAGGTCAACGTAGGGACCATAATCCCAGTTACCGAGATGAAGTTTTTTGCGGTTGTCGTCAAGGTCTTTGAATTGTTCCCATCCCATACCAGCTTCACCGCGCCGGACAATAACCTCGATCCCCCACTCCTTGCACTTCTTAATAGTGTCCATCTTGTACTCGCCGCCGACCATTGGAACAATCACTGCGTCCGGCTTCTCGTAACAGATAGACTCTCTTGCTGCATGGATGTAACTACGGATCACAACATCGTGTCCGTATTTCCTCAACTCCACTGCCAGCATGTTATCAATGCACTTGTCCCTTTGTTCCGTCAGTGTGCAGATTGCGATCTTCATTTTGTAGCTCCTTCTTCTAAAAGTCTTGGATTGACCTTTCCGCGGGTTCTCCAGTCTTTAGAACCATCAAGCGGACTGCTTCCGTCATAGAAGAAGGTTCCAGGAAACGGCTGAAACTTATAGTTACCAGAAACACACAACACCTGATTATTCTTTTTCTTGAACAACCCTGTGAGCTGCCTATCCGTTACGGTCTCACCCGGCAAATACTGGATAAAAGAAGCACATACATTCAGGCCAACCTCTACACATATATCTATACACCTCTGATGATCCGCTACTGTTTCCTGCTTATTGATCATCTTGAGCATCCTGTCACTACCAGACTCAGCTCCGAACCGAACAGACCTGAATCCCATAGCCTTCATCTTCCTGGCTATGTCAATAGTCATACTCCTTGACCTAACAAAACCTTTCAGCTCGAATCTCTTGTTCAGACCGTTCATCATCCATTCTTCGTATATCTTGTTGAACCGTTGCAGGTTGACAATGAACAGATCGTCCATGATGTATAGGACGTGAGAATCAGGGTATCTCCTACTGACAAAGTCAACCTCGTTCAGAAAATACTCAGCCGAGTGCCACCTGGTCTTGCCCCAGTAGTTCTGAGACGAACAGAAGTGACAGTTGAACGGACAACCCCTACTTGTCAATATCGGGACCTCTTCACCGCACCTCCCCCTTTCCGGAAAACAGAGAGTGTCGAGATTCTTGATATTCTCAAATTGTACAAGACGTTGTGTATTACCGTCCATTATGGACTGCAATGCCTTTTCGCCTTCGCCATTGATTATGTGCTTGAACGGATAATCCGCCAGGCCATCCCACATAGTCCCCTGTCCGCCGATAGCGACGGGAATATCGGTAGAGGTGACAATGTCAACCGCTTCTTTAAGACCGCCCACAGTGGAACTCAGGCCGATTAAATCGCAATCCTTGAGATCCTTCCTGTTGTTGACGATTGTAATGTCACCCGAACAGTTCGACTTCAGGTAACCCAGGCCAAGCGGATACTCGCTTATCGGCTCCTCACCACCAGTCATATAGAGCTTAACCTTCATCAGCGATCGCTCCTCTCTTGCCAAAAAAAAGAGGAGCAAAGGTCTGCACATAACCATCGGGGAGGGGACGGACATCCGAGAACGTCTTTTGTGATCTCATCATAGGACCATCCTCCTTTGCGATTCGCTCGAAGTTCCGGAGCAGTTGCCATGAATAGTCGGGGCAATTCTCTGTGAGCTGCTCCAGCCACCAACCAGGAGTCTTGACCGTGAGATGAAGTGGCGGTTCCCCGGAACACGACACCTTGATAATAATACCATCGTTGCTTATTCGTGCCATCTCTTGTAAAGCAGGGGCAACGTGTTCTTCCTTCAAGTGCTCCAGCACATCGAAACATAGACAGTAGTCGAACTTCTTGTCATCAAAGGGATAAGGAACTTCTGCTAAATCATGTTTTGCGAAGCAATACCACGACCTATCGTAAACCACTTTGTTGTCAAATATGTCCATTCCAGCAACTTGGAAGCCCAGACTCCGTAAAAAGTCACAGAGCTTTCCATTGCCACAGCCCACCTCGATTATGGTCATAGGCTTATCCGTCCACGGATCATGGACCACACCCCTCTTGTCTCGTAACAAATGAAGCCAGTCACAAACAACTGCTAACCCCTGGTTCTTGTGCCTATACCCTATATGCGAGACGTGCATTGTGTTATACAAAGTTTGGGCCGTGTACGGCTGCCCCCTTTTTTGGATTTCCTTCATAATATCCATCTTCATAATTCATAACTCCTTCTTCTTTTGTGAAAAATCTCCACAGAGCCGACCCACGAGGCCGGACTCCGTGAAGAAGGA